TTGATTATCTTTCGCTTCAAGATTGCAAAAGACATCATAATATTGCTTATCGAGATATATTGTAAAGTTTGGGCTACTACTTTCTCGGTTTTCAATAATTATTTTTCCCTCAACATTAGCGTCCACGCCATAAACATTAATGTTGCTCTTATCTTCTTTTTCTTTATACTTGCCAGCCTTGATAACATTGACATCGTTAAGAAACGCCATACTAGGTGTATTGTCTAAATTAAATACCACAGCATAGTTAGGTGTGTTCCAGTTTGAAACAACGGTAGTTTTGGCAACAGGAACTGGTCGTCTACCTTTAGCATATTCGATAGCCATTTGCTGTATTTCAACAGCATTGGTTAAGTTAAAAGGCATTGTTCTAATTTCCCTACCATAACTTCCCAAGTAGTAGCCACGAGGGTCACTACTTGCACCCATTTTTGCAATAGGGCTTACTAGGGTCATAGTAACTTTATTTGGGTCATAAATATCTTCGTTGATTTCATCAATAATTAAAACAATAGCGTCAGTAGTTTCTTCGTTATTAATGACAAAAGTAACCTTGACAATAGCATTACTGACAAGTTCATTTTTAACGCTTTGTGATACTTGACCCCAGTTGTTGATTTCAATAGAACAATTATCGCTTGGCACTTCATCTAAAACGCCGTGATTAGAGCGTCTTAAATTGAAAGATGACATATATGTTCCATTCAATAATAAAGTCGGCGTAGCGTCATTCTTATAGACCCTAACATCGCAATTATATACAGCCTTGTTACCAAGTAAATTATAAAAGTTTGTTCCGTGTAGCATAACTACGCCTCAATTAATGCAATCTTGAAGTTTTCAATATTGCTTGGCTCAACGCCACCGCCTCTTTTTACTGGCTTCCACGCTTCGCTTTTAAGAGCGTCCGCTTTTCTATCATTCACATAAACTTGTCTTGTTTGCCACTCTTTATCATCTTGGTCGAAATAATAAGCATAGAACAAAAAGTTAGTATTAAAAAACTTCGCGAGTTTAGAATAATCGCTGATAGAAATAACCCTATAAGATACATCAATTCTTCTAACGCCCATACGGACTGGGCTTGCAATTAAAACGGCTTTAGAGTTTCTTGAACTATCAACAACATTTGAAGCCGTTGTTTGATAGGTAGATGTAATAGGGAACTCGACATAATCGACCCCCTCAACACCACCGCTTGTTGTTCCGTTGGCGTAGCCCTCCGTTGTTCCTATTCTAATTTGAAATGGCATAATTATGTTCCCCACTTAATATTACCACCAGCAACGGCGATATTACCAAAGTTATTTTGTTCTTTAGTAACAACCCTTGCTAGTTCTTTGCTGTCTAACTTAATGACAATCTCGCCACCTTGACCGCCACTTTCACGCATGGCTTGTAAAACGGCTTCATAAATACCTTGTGTGATTTGCTCGTTGTTGGCAACGGCTGTTTGTCCGTTAGAGAACTGACCGACTAATTCACTATGATTAGCAAAGAATAGTCCGTCCTCCGGAAAACCACCTGTGGCGTAGCCCGCGATAAAGTCTTTAGCCCCAGCGTTATCCCACGCCTGTTTGGCTGTTTGCCCCATATCTTCCCATGCTTTCTTAATGTTGCTACCAACATCGTTCCAAACATCGCCAATATGCGCCCAGTCAAATGTGACAACCTTAATGATTGTTTTAACAATACCCTCAATTACATAGAAGATTGTAGAAACGACCGTCAGCAAGGCTGAAAGTGGCACTAAAAGGATATTTACGATATTGAGGATAGGCGCAAGTATGCCAAAGATATTTGAAATACAATCAAAGATACCACCAAGCACGCTGTTAATAATGTTTAAAATAGCCGAAATCACATGAATGATTGGTTTTAAAACGATACTAACACCATTAATGATTGCGCCGACCACCTTGAAGATACTACCTAATGCTTCGATGAAACTTGCAAGGCTAGAATTAACATCTTCAAAGGTTTGACCCACTAATGTTAAAACCAAATCTAATATAACACTAATAATATCTAAAATAGGTGATAGCAAGTTACCGATAGCCGGTAAAATCTTACTAACCAAATCTTGTAAAATTGGTTTAATCTTCTCAACGATTTTTCTAATCTCGTCAAAGATTTGTTTAATGCTACCAGCAAGACCTTGCATGTCACCACCCAAGTTGACTTGCTCTTGTGTGAACATTTCACTAGCGTCATTATCTTGTTTAAAGACATTGAGTTCATCAATACCTAATGCTTGTGATTTTTTGGCTTCTTCATTAAAGCCCTCTAAATCAGTCTTGGCTTTAGCAAAGGTTGTTTGTCCGTTGGCACTAGCAAAGACTTCAGCAAAGGTGTTCGCCAAGCCAGCCAACATATTGGATAACTCTTTGATAATAGGCGCAACAATTTGAATTAAAGGTGCAAACATTGACCCTATACTATTTGTTAAAACTAATAGGCTATCTTTAATGCTAGAGATAGCGTCACCAGTCTTTTCATCAAACGCACCGACATTAGCAATTCCGTCAGTCAGCATTTTATAGAGGTCTTGAATGACTTTTCTTAAAACCCTTTGTCTTAAAATAGTCTTAAAGTGTTTGCCTAAATCTTTTAAACCCTCACCAAAGCCTTTTTTCTTTGTAGACTTATAAAGTTGGTCGATAATCTTTTTCGCTTGTCTACCATTAAAACCAGCGTTTTTAAGTGCTTTTTCAACCGCTTTGATTTGGCTTGGGTCAATCTTTTTGGCTTGATTATCAACAGCCCCTAAAACAGTTTGTAATTGCTCACCACTTAAACCAGCGTTGGCTAGTTCTTGGGCTAATTGTTCGGTTTGAGTTAGAGGCATTAAATCTCTAATTTGTTCCATATTGACCTTGAAATCATTACTATCAAGTTTGATTTCTTCCATAGCCTTGCTCACGGTTTTGAACACGCTTGGGTCAATATTAAAACTCATATTGGCTGATTGATTGCCTAAAATCTCATCAGCGTTTGGTAATTTATATGCACCACTTAAATTGTTACCCATTTGGGTAACTTTCATAAATGATTTGTTATTAAAAGCCTTAAAGGCGTTTACAACACTTTGCAAACCTTGAACGACATTAGTAAAGTCGATATTTGCAATATCTTGTAAAAGTCCTTTGACCTCGATTAATCTTTGGTCGTCAAGTTCTTTGGCTTTCTCATTAAGATTTTGGAGGTTAGTTGAAAGTTTATTGATATTACGATTAGCGTTGCCACTATCAACATCAATAAAAATCTTCAATGTATCATAACTTGCGTTAGTGCTTGACATTATTGCTAACCTCCGTTTGTATTCTTAACTTTAGACATCATGTAATCAACAAAGCGTTGGTATTTTTCCCTCTCTTGTTCTTCCCTTTCGGCTTCAGTTAAAGCGATTGGTTGTTTAAGATAAGGCTTTGCTCTATGCTCTTTACTAAACGAATTGGCTAGGTGAATAAGACTACCTACGGCTTGATAGATATAAAGACCTTGCAACCATAATTGGCTGTTAATCTTACGTTGTCTTATTTCTTCGGCTTTAACGAAGTTTAATAGGTAGTTTGGGTCATCTTCCCAATATTCTTTGGCACTCATGCCTATTGACAAGGCATAAGCCCCTAAATCGTTTAAATAGTTGATTATTTTAAGGGGATAAGGCGTAGTGTCTAATTCCTTACCCCCCATTTGAAACCCGATTTTTCTTTTTCCGCTTTAATAACTTCGATAACTTCTTGCACGCTATCTTTTAAAGCACTAACAAATGCTTTAGCGTCCTCACCCATTAAGATAACCCAACCGAAGATTTCATCATCGCTAGGCATTTCTTTTTCGTGGTGCTTTAATAGACCACACTTAATGAGTTTTACAGCGGAAGCAAAGTCATCACTTTCTTTTGTTTGACTTGCCATAAAGTTCAAGACAGCACGCCTATTGTATTCAATAAGGTATGTCTTATCGTTAAAATTGATTTCAATTACTCTTGCCATTTCAAGACCTCCCATTTAAGTTTATTTTAACTTATGCGCCAACGCTTGCGAAACTAATTTCGCTCTTTGGCTTAACAACGATTGTCATTTCGAGGACATCGCCAACGCCAGCACCATTTAATCTAACGCTGATTTCGGCTTCTTCCATAGAGAACTTGCCGTTAGCACCTGTTTCATCAGTTTTGCCGTTGCAAAGCAAGATGTCAACGGCTTTACGAGTTGAGCCAATAGCGTTTAAGGTTTGGAACTTGGCTTCATCATAGTTAGCGACAAACTCTAAATCATCGGCGTAGTTTTTTAAGCCGTCCATAAAGGTATGGTAATCATCGCATAAGTCGGTTGTTTCGACTTGGTCTGGGTTGCCATGTGGGTCGATATCCGGAAAACTCTTAATGCAATAAATGACTTGGTCGATTTTAAGTTTAACGAATTGAGAAGTTAATGCTGTTGCCATATTTTTTACCTCCTATAAATAACATGGTTTTTAGAAACTATTGCCTCATATCTAACGATGATTAAGTAGATAGTTTCATCATTATTAGTTTGGAAATTATTTTTACTAACTCTTACGAAGCCTTTACCCTTTAATGCGGTGTCTATTGCTTGTAAGATTTTAGTTGCATTTGTTTTCGTGTGGTCGTAAATGTTGAGTTCGTATTCAACTTGTGCGTGATTTTCAATGTCACAACTATCGCTAGTTTCTTGATACACGCTGTTGTCAATTTCCTCGACACTTACAAACGGAAACTTGCTAGGTTTATTTACAAAAACATTGGATAATTCAATGTTTAAGTTGAGGCTATCACACTCATTTTTAATGAGGGTGTAGACTTGGTTGAAAATGTCAATCATTACTTATCTTTCCTCCTCATCAAATGCTTTAATGCTAAACCTCTAGCACGCCATAATGCCCTAATTGGTCTAATGCCACCGGTTCTCATAGCATACAAGCCCTCTTTACTTTGTCGTAAAAGATGAGTGTGTCTTGCTTCTCTACCAGTCATGCTATTGTAATGCCAACTATCGCCTCTACCTCTATGCTGTCCGTAATTACCTGGCGTAACAATGCCGTCAGGTCTTGGGGCTATTTCGGTTTCAGTTTCGCCAACAACGACTACACTTTTAGTTTCGTTTTGGTGGAAAACACCAGCACCAAACTCAATAAATAGCACTTGGTCGCCACCACACACAATTTCAGCCCTATTGTTACCGATTATATGTCTTGATACATACACTCTTGGGTCATCGGCTGGGACTTCCCATTCGGCTCTACGGAAATTAAGTTTAGCATTTCTCTCAATATCTTTAGAAACGCTCTCTAACACTTCTTTTTGAGTGTCAGCAACACGCTTCTTATACTTATTGATTAAGCCGTCAATTTGACTTGTTAAGTCCATTAGTTTTTAACCCTTTTAATAGCGATAACAACGGTATTAATGGTGTCAGCAATTTTGACTATTTTGTAGTCATATTTGTCTTTATCTTTCGAGTTGACAAATAGCACAGTATTTTCGGTAATTTTTAGAGAGTTGAACTTGTTAATATCGAGAACGAAAGTTTTATCATAGGCTATATCCGTTCCAAACAGTTCGACTTCGGCTTGACCCCTTGCGCCACTAATGTTTGTCCTAATAGGATATTTAGCACCATACTTTACTTTCTTTTCGCCAGTATAGAGTGTTGGGTCATTTTCGTCTTTGATTTCCTCAACACCTATATAGTTTCTAGCATAGATTGTTCTTTTATTAATTTCTAAATCTCTCATAAGAATGAAGTATCAGCAACTTGTGGTATTCCTTTTAAGATTTCGTGTTCGGTGCGCCATGTCCTTTGTATGCCGTTTTCATTGTGCGACTTTTGACCCTCGCCACCTCTTTGGTTGTATAACACGATTGCTAGTTCAACTTGCTCATAATGATATTGAGGCTCAACATCATCAGGGCGACCATTACCGAATGGGTATCTATGGTTTAAGATTTTTTCTCTTGCTTGGAGGAGGTAATCTTCAAATATGTTTGAATTACTATCTTCTTCACCAAGCATGCGCTTCATAGTTAAAAGGCGTTCATCATTCGTCATTTCGACTACCTCCTCTCTTTTGGTTTAATTAGCGATTAGATACCGCTGATTTCAAAGACAATGCAAGCGATTGGAATTGTCTTTAATTCGATTGGTTGGGCGTTAGCACCACCAGTGTTGACTAATTCCC